ACTCTGTCACATATGCGCCGTATCAATACTCCGATGGAAAAGACTTCGAAACTCGTTGCGCCTCGTAAATTACACTCGACTCAGATGATGTATATGTGCGGTGCAGAAACACCAGAAGGTGCATCGGTCGGTGTCGTTAAGAATATGGCATTATCCTGTCACATTACCGGATACTCGGATATCCAACCAGTCATCGATTGTTTGAAACAATGCGAAATCCAAAATCTCGCAGACCTCGACCCGGAACAACTATTCGGTAAGACACAGATATTCGTCAATGGTAATTGGTTATATGTCACTGAAAAACCAAAGAAGATTGTCGATTTACTCATCCATCTTCGCCGAACAGGTATCTTACACGTCCATACATCCGTCGTATGGCGCATTACCGAAAACCGCATTGAAATCTATACCGATGCGGGTCGCTGTACTCGTCCGCTCTATATCATCGACCGCCACAGTCATTACCGTATTAATAATGAGATGATTCGCGATATCGAACAAGGACGTCTTCATTGGAATGACCTAATTGTCGGAACACTTCAGGGGCATCACAAGGGACAATACGCGGTCCAAGAAGGTGTTATCGAATTCATGGATGTACAAGAACAGGAAAACTGTATGATTGCTGTAACCAGTGCGAAATTAGTCGAAAACGGTTCCAAGGCAATCACTTATAAATACACACACTGTGAAATTCATCCGTCATTCATACAAGGTGTTCTCGCATCGATTATTCCATTCTCGGACCATAATCAATCTCCGAGAAACTGTTACCAGTGTCTTGATATTCATGAAACTGTATTAATGGCAGATGGAACACGTAAAGAAATCAAAGATGTCTGTGTCGGCGACGAAGTCGTCACTTTCAATCCAGATACAATGCAGACTTCAACTACAAAAGTTATTCATCAATACATTCGTCCGACTGAAAACAAGATATACCGCGTTCGAACTGTTAGTGGTCGTGAAATCATAGCAACCGGTAATCATAATTTCATGACAACTGATGGTTGGAAATCAGTTGAAAAGATGGATGCGAATACCTTGGTAGGTATCTACATCGGTCATGACGGATATGCAACTCCATTCGATGCATTGATGTCAGAATATCATCGATTTGTGGAACTCAATGTTGATATTTGCAAACGCGTCAAGGTTATCGACCAATGTATCTTTATTCCAATCCATTCTATAACTGAAGTTGAAAATCGTTTGATATCCGATATTACTGTCGAATCGGACAACCACAGTTTCATCGCGGGTAATGATAGTTTCCTATCAAGTAATTCGGCCATGGGTAAGCAAGCAATGGGTATCTATGCAACCAACTTCCGCTATCGTATGGATACTGTTGCACACATTTTGCGTTATCCACAGATGCCACTCGTCTATAGTCGTGTTATCAAGTATCTTCCATCGAATGAAATGCCTTCAGGTATCAACGTCGTCGTTGCAATCGCATCATTCAGTGGTTATAACCAAGAAGATTCGATTATTATGAACCAAAGTGCGTGTGAGCGTGGTCTCTTTATATCCGACCACTATCACACTTACAAAGACGAAGAAAAGAAACGCCAATCCACCAGTATCAAAATGCAAGAAAAATTCGTCAAACCGAATCCGAACAATACATTGGGAACACGTGGTAACAACTATAATACATTGACTGCCGATGGTTTCCCAAATGAAAACATCTATGTCAAACAAAATGACGCGATTATCGGTAAAGTCCATCCAATCCATTCCAAGACCGATGATACCGAAATGTATCGCTGTTGTAGCACAATCGTCAATGACGGCGAAGAAGGTTTCGTCGATAAAGTTATGGTCTCACGTAATGGTGATGGTTATCGCTTCGTCAAAGTCCGTATTCGCAGTAGTCGTATTCCAACTGTTGGTGATAAACATGCGTGTTACAGTCCAGACCACGAAGTTTATACTTCCACCCGTGGTTGGATATCCATCACCGATGTTCAACACTGGGATACACTTATGTCAATTGACCCGGTCACTGGTGAAATCGTCCATCAACGTCCAACTGAAATCCAACGATACGACCATGCCGGTGCGATGTTCCAGATCTCGAACGAATACGGTGTCGATTTACTCGTTACACCAAATCACCGTATGTGGGTCGATGCAAATGACGGTCGTGGATTCCGCATTGTTCGTGCCGATGAATTACCTGCATTGATATCGCAACATCGTCGTATCGCATTTGAAAATATTCGCCACGAAATCACATTTATTCGCCCAGAACATATTCAACGTATTCCATACAACGGCACAGTTCATTGTTGTTCCGTTCCATGTGGATTAATCTATGTCCGCCGTAACCGTAGTCCAGACAGCAGTGTAATCTGTGGTAATAGTCGTCACGGACAAAAAGGTACAGTCGGTATCATCTATCGTCAAGAAGATATGCCATTTACCAAACACGGTATCGCACCGGACCTCATTATGAATCCGCATGCAGTTCCATCACGTATGACAATCGCTCAAGTCATTGAATGTTTGATGGGTAAAGTCGGTGTCAATATCGGTATGTATGGTGACGCAACTGCATTCACGCAATTCAACGAAACAAAACTCGGCGATTTATTAGAAACACTCGGATTTCAACGTCACTGTGATGAAGTGATGTATAATGGTCGCACAGGAGAACAACTCAAGGTTCCGATATTCATCGGACCAACTTACTATCAACGTTTGAAACATATGGTCTGCGACAAGATGCATTCACGTGCTTCAGGGCCAAACGTTGTATTAACCAGACAACCAGTGGAAGGTAGATCCAGAGATGGTGGTCTGAGATTTGGTAATCCATTTTGCCAAAGAGCGTGTGCCAAAACACATGCTAGTCCCAAGTGGAGGGGCAACACTACTAAATTCAGGGAACACCTCGTGCAAGTTCTTCTACGAATCTTTCGAACTTGTAGTTATCCAATTCCTAAACTGTATTCGGTGACGATGCAGTGGCCACAGGGAAACTTGTGGGTATAGGTACAACATTGGGTATAGAGGCAATCCTGAGCCAAGTTTCTCGGTCAAATCACTTACGATACGAGAAAAAGGTGCAGAGACTAGACAGTAGTGGGTGATGGTCCGTCATTGGACCGTTGTCTAAGGTATAGTCCATCCACCCCGAGAGGGGTTCTATGATGAGTCGTTACAGATTCCATTGCAACCGTAATTAGATTGCGTCTGTAAAAATGAGTCATAGAGTTATCCATTGGAAAATTTAAGAAATGGATAATGGTCCCGAGTGGAAATGGAAAAGGACTGCTGTAAGGGAGACAGTCAGATTTCCTGCAGTAATGGTCTATCTGTGCGATTAGATTCGCTAGGAGTAAGTCAAAATGAAATTTTAGGATGGGATGAAAAACAAAATGGTTTAACTCCATCCAAGCATACACATTTCATCGATAAAGGTGAAAAGGAATGTGTCGAACTTGTATTTAATGATGGTCGTAAAATAACATGTACACCAAACCATCGACTATTAGCCGCAGATAATAAATGGATACAAGCAGGTGAAATTATTTTAGGTAAAACCGAAATTAGTGCGGGTATTACTTATCCACTTGCACATTATGATGATGAAATGAAAGAATGTAATGGTTGGTCTCTGCGTGTTGGGTCCCGTGTATTCAAAACAAATACACATTCAGAATATATGAAGACTTTAGCATTTGCTCGTATATTAGGATACTTATTAACTGATGGGTATATTAGTCGCGATGCAACAAATTCCGCAATATACTTGGGTCATGAAATTGATGCAAATTCAATTATTAAAGATATCGAACTTCTGGTTCCGATGAATCTCAAGTATTATATGAATCGCAACCTATACAGTGTCAGGATTCCTAAAATTCTTCTGAACGACATTGTAGAATTAGAAGGAATGCTATTTGGGCGTCGTGTTTCACAACCTGGTACATGGCCTGCATTTATACTTGATGAAAACTGTCCTCGTCCGATCGTTCGAGAATTCCTCGGTGGTATATTCGGTGGTGATGGTCACGGTTGTTCCATATTAAAACGCCGTGGTAAGTATGACAATGTCACATCGGTTGCATTCTCACAATCCAAGTATGAAGAACACGTCAATTCACTAAAGACAATGTTGGAACAATTACAGACATTACTCAAGAAATGTGGTATTGAAGGAACCACAATCCAAGAACCAAAACAAACAACCTATTCAAAGAATCGCCAAGTTGAATTAGGTGACGCGAATGATGACTCAAAAGAATCAACAAGACCGTCAAAGTGTTATGAAATCAACTTACGTATTAACACTGAAGAACTTATCAACTTTCACGATAAGATAGGTTTCCGTCATTGTTGCCACAAAGCACAACGATTATCCGCAGCCGTATCCTATATCAGACTCCGCGAAGAAACAATCCGTCAGCGTTTATGGTTAGTCAAGCGATCCATCGAATTGATTAGTTCAGCAACCAGTTCATTAACAAAACCAAAGGCAATTGAACGTGCAGTAAAAGAACTCGAACAACGTGAAGTTATCGTTCATCCATATGCAATCCCTGCATCAAGTAATGTAACTGACTATATAAAATCCGCGGTCAAGTCTGACGTAGTTAAATTAACATCCAAGTCAAAGACTGGTGAATCTGACCGTGTATTCCCATCTGCGGAAGAATTCTTTACCGATATGGGAGTTCTCAATTGGTTCACCGAAGAAGAATCCGCAGTATGTTATGGTGTAAATCGCGAACACTGTGCTCTTCCAACTATGAAATTACGTGTAGTCGGTCGTCGCCCAGTTGGAAAACAACGCGTCTATGACATTACCGTCGATGGTATCAATAACTTCGTCGCAAACGGTATCGTATCACACAACTGTATATTATCACACGGTGCAGCCGAATTCTTAAAGGAAACCCTACAAGACCGTTCCGATAATTATCGTATGCATACTTGTAAATCGTGTGGTCTTATCAGTTCTGTCAATAAAGAATCCGGTATATACATGTGCAAGAACTGTAATAACACAACCAAGTTCGCCGAAGTTCGTATTCCGTATGCGATGAAGTTATTCATCCAGGAACTCGAAACCATGAGTGTTGCACCACGTATATTGACAAAAGAAGACTAATCGAACACTCACGCTCCAAAAAAATAATCAATAACAAACAAAACAATTTTTTATTGATTATCGCATCGCACCGCTTCCGTCGGAACACTTGCGAATCACACGAGAATCACACGAGAATCACACGATAAATATGATTGAAAATCACCAAGTATTGCAAGTCCGATATTATCCTGAAAACACAAACATGACAACTTCTTCAAAAGCGATTGCGTCCATCCCTCCATTGTATCGCGATTGTCGCAATTGTATCTACTATAAACTATCGGACAAACCGAATCAACCGGCAACTTGTCATTTCATGTATCGACAACATCCATTTTATAATTATTCCTATTTCGAGTCTGCGAAGGTGAATCGCGAAGATAAGAATGTGTGTGGCCCAGAAGGTCGATGGTTTATAGGAAAAGGTGGTTTCCGTATTGATGATTCAAATCAAAAAAAACAAGATTGTTATGACAAGTAGGTGCCATCCATCACACTTTTTTTTATCTTTCTATCTTCCATAGACACGACGGAATTCACGTATTGCGATATATAACGTCTTACAATATTCAACAATCAATACGATACTCAAGAGTGTAATCGTGGTATAGTATATCAAGTCTCCGACGGTATGTCCAATTGCGATATAGGATGATAACGTGGAACACACAATGGTCCAGATGCGTATCCACCACATGTTGATAAAATGAGATGCGCCTCGTAGGTATAAACCAGCAAATACTCCGATGTCAATCGGAATACGATTTATCGATAAGTACATGACGAATAATAGTTCGGCAAGGATAAGACATTCGGATATTGAAATCATGTTCGTTATCATTATTGAGACGATAGTTATACATATTGATTGCTTATGGACACAGTGTATATATTTTTATCAAAATTATAAGGAAACCTACGGTTTCCCTAACACCCTTCCCTTTGCTACGCAATGTTGCACCTATTTCTATTTATTTTCTATAGAAATGTGTGCCTATGGATTTTTGAAAATGAAAAATCGAAACAAGTTGAAACTACTAAAAGTGACAGCTCACTTTTTTGAAATTTTTTTAAAACGGGAAGTCTTAAAACGAGTTCAATTGATTTTTCATTTCTTCCTTTTCATATTGAAAATAAGATGGAAATGTCATTTTACATAAATGATATAGTGTTCAATATCATTCGACACCACCAAGTGACGTGAGAGTCCGACTCCGAAGGAGGCGTTGCGTCTGTAGGACGACACCGTAGGACGAACTCATAGTGAAATACATAATTGCGTTTCACTATCAATGTCCGTTCTATGAAACATCCAACAACCGTCTTACAGCAGAATCAAATGGACCAATTCAACATGAGAATCCAATGGCAAAGACCACACCATTATGTCCAATGTAACAATCACCCATACTATTTCCAGTAGGGGAGTCGGCCATGCGGCCTCCCGGCATCGCCGATGGGTCAAAATTTACACCCACAATATTCCATTGGGTTAAAAAAGTGACCCGGATACATCGAACCTAATTTGGGTGACTTTTTGGTGAAAAATTAGGAAATGGAGAAATAACAAATTTACTCGTTTTAAGACTTCCCGTTTTAAAAAAATTTCAAAAAAGTGAGCTCCCACTTTTAGTAGTTTCAACTTGTTTCAAAATTCCAAATCCCCATTATCCATTTCCATTCGGCCGTAACATGCGTGATTTATATAGACAATTGCGATAGCAGAACATGATATAGGATATTGCATCTGAACTATCGTCATCTAATTATCACATTGCGTAGCACAAAAAGGAAGGGTGTTAGGGAAACCTTGGTTTCCTTATGGTTTCCTTATGGTTTTCTTTAAAAAAAATATGTATCGTTTAACGTCCGATACGAGACGGCCAGACAAGACGGTTACGAATGTATCCCTCCGATACATATATGGATTTCCAGAACCATCGATTATTCATCATAATAGTTATCAGTATTCATAATTACGTCGTCACCCCAATCGAGTCGCATTGGGCGGATACTTCTACGCGTAATCGGGTCAATTGGGACTGAACGTTCTAAATACGGCGAATATTCAGGAAGTTGGTAACTGACATTCCACTTGTGTAAGATAGATGGCGGTGTATTATCTGGTATAGATTCCCCGAGTGACAACAATGTGTATATATAATTTTCCACATTATCGACTGGGTTTTCCGCGATGTATGTAACTGAAAGTCGTTTCAATACTTCAGTAGTCATTGTCATGGTGTTTTTTACGAGGTATTTCATAACCTTTATTTCGTCGATTGCGCGATTCATGTATGACATATATTCTGGACTTGGATTGATAGTCCGACTACGTTCGGTTTTCATTAGTTCGATGTGTTGTGATAATATGTCAAGAGTAAATCGTGTTGCGACATTTTCGTCTTTTGAGACGAATTCGATGATATCTACGATAGTAAACATGGTGAGAGAGAGCGAATGAGAGTATATATAGCGATATATATGGTGTTGATATGGATGATTCATGGTGTTCGAGAACATCAAATTTATAAGAAAACCTACGGTTTTCCTAACACCTTTCCCTTGTGCTACGCATTTATTTCCTTTAGTGCTACGCATAATAACGTTGGGTTTATTGGTTATTTCCCTTTGTGCTACGCATAATAACTTTGAGATTATTGGTTATTTCCTGTAGTGCTACAAAGTGTGTCTTGTATGTCTTTGGATTTGTCGATAAGTCCATAAAAAATATATGGCGTTCATGGTGTCCCGGACATGGATTATTCACGGTTCAATCTCCAAAAAGGGTCCGGTTGCATTTCCCTTGCGGATAGCCATCGTTCCAGCAGGCTCATCATTTCCTCGACCGGTTTCGACGTTTCCGGGACATAGACCGGATTGCGCATCATATGTACAATACGCTGGATATATGCATCGTGATACGTTGTAATATTCGAATAATGTTCGGATAATGCACGTGTTACATCGTCGTGTCCAAATGTCGCATAGGCGCGATACAATGTATCGTAATATTCATAGGACGATGTTCCCGGATGTTCATCTCGTGATATGTATTCCGGTAGGTCGATTCCCACTATAATTCGTCCCTCATTCAACCATTCACGAACGGTTACGGTTACATGTTGAACAAACATTGCAAGGTCCGGCAAACTCATCCGTTCGTAATCTTCGGATTCCAATAGTGTCCCGATGACAGATATCGCATCACGTTCAATATTCGGTTTCAGTTGTTTATAGTAATGATGGACATGGTCGACGACGGCAATGTGACCAAAACGTTCAAATGCGTTGCGGAATACGGTTATATATGGATAAACTGGACTCATTGTGGTTTCGTAGATTTCATATATAATATTTTCAAAATGGATACGATTCGCCATCAAAAATATGGACTATTATTTCTTTTCTTATTATAAATGAAACAATCACATTGGGGGTTTCACCTGATTGTCAATGCCGGAGGTTGCGATCCGGATGCTATTCGCTCACCTAAGGCAATAAAGCAATTCGTAAAGAAATTGTTACCAGCAATCGATATGATTGCATACGGACAACCACAAGTCGTTCGATTCGGACCTGAAGGAAATGTCGGATATAGTCTCCATCAATTCATTTATACGTCCAACATATCCGCACACTTTGTCGAAGAAACGAATGAGATGTATCTCGATATATTCTCATGCAAACCATTCAAACCATCAGATGCAATGCGCATTGTCAAAGAAGTATTTAAACCGGAAACATACGAGACGATGTATTTGAAGCGTCGCGCTCCGCGCACGTGAAAGGTAACGAAGTGTTCTTCCATATTTTTGATTCTATAAGCATGAGACATTGTTTAGCATTAAAAACAAT